GTTTGACTAAGACATGTGAATCAGTTCCTTAGGCTGATTCCCAAGCAGGGTTCTCAATGTCGTGACAGAAGTCACGTTGTGGTAGATCCAGATCGTAATCTAATTTGAGAACTTTGCCTGTTGCAGCGCAGCACAGTTGGTCTCCTACACTGGCGTTCGTAATGTTTGTGAGCAATAATTCTAATTCAGGTGTGGTTAAGTGGTATCTTGCGAATACTTCTTCACTGGTGACTGAAAAGAATCGGGTGTCAGCGACTTTGTGGCTGAACGTTTTTATTCCCGCGGTGAATGGCATCACTTGGTTTATATCACGGGTGGGGTTTTTATTTTTGAAAATATTGACGAACGGTGTATCGACAGATGGGTATGCACCTTGGATTAATCCGGCTTGAAAAGCGAGTGCGCGTGAATTGAAATCACCTCTACCAGGCAGTTCTCCACGGCAAACACCGGAGGCGCGGAAAAATACACCAGGGTTTAAAAGCGGACGGATTTGGTTGTTGTTGTCGTAAACGGGGGAGTGTTTGAGAAACTGGACGTCATTGTACCGAGGACAGTGATCCACAGTGACTACATAACCAGCTTTCTTAAAAGCGTGGATTATAGCGTCTGCTGGTGGTACACGATTAAGGTCAATTTTGTCAAGTTCACAGAGTGCTAGTATTTGGGCGCAGTTGTTTGTTATGGTGGTGAGAGTAGACCCAGAGAATAAAGTCGGGTTTGTGCCCTGCAAAACGATTTTCTTCGTGGATTCTAAACTCTTGACTACAATTGGGAGACTAAGTTGGTCGATCAACCTTTTGAGTTCTGAGTGTAAGTACTCGGGGACGAGATAATACAAGGCTTTGAAAACGTGTGAATGTGATGCGTCACAATTGCTAATGTCAACGTTGTACATGTACGTTGTGCCATTGTGAACGATCGCAATACACGAGTCATCAGAATGGAAGGCAAAATAAAATTTTTTCTTCGGATGAATGAGATTTTCAAATACCTCGATGAGATCGTCATGATTTGGATTTTTGACGTAATTAGCTAATCCTTGGTCAGTCTCGATCTCCCCAGCGGCCATCATGATTTTCATAAAATGAGTCAATCGGAATCCGTTAAGCGACATTCGAACCCCCATGTCAAAAATTAAACGTGGTGGTTTGTATGAAGATTTCATCCATTCATCTTTTTTCATGTTGGCGGTAACCTGGAGGACACGAGAATAAATTTCCGTATCACCTTCGTCATTTATTTGTTCAAGACATCCGGCGATTCGCAAATTTCTTTTATCATGGGGATCAGCATGGTGGTCAATCATCTCTTGGTACATATCCGTGTAATCATTATAAAGGTGGAAGCGTTTTCTGAAAAATCCGAGTATAACGTTTGAATTGTTTAAGACACACTCAAGTTGGTTTTGACACATTACTGCATCAAATTTTGCGCGTGAATATTGCCAATCAGTTGGAGGAACTCGATAATTAAGGAAACGGTACCGAAGTGCAGTAATAAGGTTTAAGTCACAGTTGCGAAGAATGGTGCCACTATGACCAAAACTTGGACCAAATACTGTACGGTAAGTACCATCTGTTTTGTAATGTTTATTTTTCGGAAAATTTATTTCCCCGTTTTTAAAATATTTATGACCGGATATGACTTTGTATTTTTTGTTGAACTCGAAAGGTTTACTCTCTTCGATTTTATTTGGATCACATAAGTGGGTGCCTACGCGAAATGGGCCGGGTGTAGAGAAATCTTCCCCACGCACCTGGCCCATTAAACAAAAGGCAGGGACATGTTTTGTGTGGTCAAGCGTAGTTGTACGCATTGGTCGGATGTTTTTTTGTTGTGCCAGATATTTAGAGTATTCATTAAGATGTTGTAGTCGTAGTAAAATTTATTTTGTGTTATGTAAAGCATAGCGATCTGCGACGCAGCTCCAAATGAGTCGTGTGTGGCCTCATTTGCGCGGTTTAGAGTTTTCTTCGAGATCGTCTTTTCTAATACATGTTTTAGCAAATCAGAATAATACGCCATCTTATGTTTTGATCGGTAAGGGTACATATCAGAGAACATATCAACAGTGGTGTCCCCAATGGTGTGGATATCTGAAAATAAAAACCCGAAGAATCTAGATACGTGAGTACGTTCATGTACAACGTCTTCTCTACGGACTAGTGGGTGATTAGTTTCGAAATCGATTTCAGTTGGAAGAGCCACATTCTTGAAATTGTTAATCGCAGTAATGAGTGAATTAATCCAATAATTTGGCATTCGTTTTTTATTGTAAAAGATGTACTCAAAATTGATATTCATTACGGGGACTGATAATGTATCTGGGTCTGGTAGTGCAATGGGCAGGTTGGTGGTTGGGTTGAGCACGCGGATGCTGCGATCATCGGGGGGTGACACTTCGATGGTTGGTAATGGCAACGGATCCTCGTCGTGGACGGTAGCCACTTCGGGCCTGTTCTCGTCGTTGTCATTATCAGAGTCACTTCCAGAATAATCGTCAGATCCACTCTGATCACTGTCTGTGTTAAGATCAGAGTCTACTTCGGACTCACTATCTGACGACGTCTCCTCGTTATCAACGGTGGCCTTTAATGGCTGCTGTTTGTCATCGTCAGTAGTGAGATCTGATGCACTACTCATATTTTCGTCTTCATCTGAATTATCGGAACTAGCATCAATGGAGAGCTCTTCATCAATGGGGACGTCCGCGGGGATATCATCATTCCTTTCAGTGAAGACAGGGGGTCTAAAAGTGAATGGTTGGGGTGCTCGTTCACGCTTGGGTACAAGTGGCATGGTGAAATGCATCTCTTGTACACCGCGAAGGAGTGGTTTGTTGGTGATGGGGAACACAGAGGGTACTGGGCGAACACCTCGTAATAGAGGAGTTTCATGAACAAGAGCCGATTGTGGTCTTAATACTTCAGCATCACGGAGAACAGCGTTATGCTCTTTCGGTAAATGCTCGTTCTTGTTTCTCTCAGTTTGCTTCACCCGTCTACGTTCGCGTTGGCTCATGATATTTCTATTTTGAAGAATAGGTGTTTGGTCAGTAACATTTTCCTCGGTCATTTTCTGTATTCCGACCGCGGGGGCGTTATCCATGGACGGGGTCATGACAGAATCGTCGAAGTATGGTTTGGTCTGATCTAACATCTCTTCTTCAGGAGTTGGGTAATATTTTCGTCTTAAGGTTTCTGAAATTCGGTTACATCCTTTTTGTGTGCAGTGTCCATGCTCTCTACCGTTTTTCTCGCAGAGATTTGGGTCACCGCTGTCGCAAGGGACGGAAGTTTCAGCTTGTTTCTTTCGTTTTTGAGCTCCACTCTCTTTCTCCTTCTCGAGGAGTCGTCGAGCAGCGCCAACAGCTTTGATACCAGGTTGTTTGCGGTGTAAATGTTCAGCCATAAGGCAAAAACTAGCGATATGGCAGCGTGGTACTTCGCCATGAGCAGCGTGAGAACAATGTGGGTTTTTGGTCATGGTTAGTATTTAAATTAAGGACACAAAGGTCTACCGTGTGGTGTTAGTGCAGGGAGAATGAGGATTGTAGTTATATTATGAGAAATAAGA